TTCGGTGCCTGCTTCCTCCCTGAGCGGGATAAAGCGCAGGGTCAAGAGGAGACATACCACCGCTATAGTATCTGCTTCGGTGCCTGCTTCCTCCCTGAGCGGGATAAAGCGCAGGGTCAAGAGGAGACATACCACCGCTATAGTATCTGCTTCGGCGTGTTCGGCGTGTTCGGCGTGTTCGGCGTGATTTGCTTTTTGATGGCGACATTATATATATATATATGATTATATAATCAGATATATATAATTAAATTACTTAATAATATTTATCAATAATATTTATCAATCGTGTGATTTGCCGTGGCCGCGGCGACTACCTCGGCGGCGACTACCGCGGTGGCGACTGCGTTTGCGACCGGCGGACATCGTATAGTGGTGGCGGCGGCCTGCGGACATCCGGCTACGACGCTTGCCTGCGGACATCCGGCTACGACGCTTGCCTGCGGACATCATATGGTGGCTAGTACCGGCCTTCATCCTGCGGCTACGACGCTTGCCGGCGGACATCATCCTGTGGCGGCGCTTGCCAGCGGACATCATATGGCGAGCGCGTGTGCGGCGCCCGCCCATCATCGGGGTTTCTTCTTCTTGGAGATCCATATATATACTATAACAATAGAAAAAATAATATATATTTTGCTAAATAATATATAAATAATATTTCGCTAAATAATATTTTGCTAAATAATAAAATATTAATGTGATTTTTTATAAGATTTTCGTTTATGTATGCGACGGTAGGTTTTACAACGAATAGTTTTACGACGGCAGTATTTGGGACAGGCATGGCGTTTTCCACCACTTCGACTGGAATATCTTCGAGAGTACATTTAATATATAATAATAAAATAATTTTATTCTATTAAATAATTTTCAACAATAGATTTTTTGTTAATATTTCGAATATCACCAGTTAAAAGTGATTGCTCATATAATTTTTTAATAATATCTGGCGGAGCATTCGTTCCACCTTTTAAAAGATTGTGTCTTTTAAGATAATTTTTCATATCATTTAATTTAATTTGTTTTAAACGAGTATGTTCATCATTTATATTTTTTCTAGTTGCTAGATTTTTAATTAAAACACTTACTGTTTTATTATGTTTTTTTCCTAAAATATATTTAAAATTTTTAATTTGGTTTTTATTTATATCGGATGTATTATTTTTTGAATTTTTAATTGTAGAATTATGAGTTTGTCTAAAGGTTGGCAATGAGCCGTTTTTTAAACAGCCATAATTTGGTTGTTTATCTAAAATATCTTGTTTTTCTAAAATATCTTGTTTTTCAATTGGAAAATCCTGTATTTTTTTATGCTTAATAGTATTATATTTTTGGTTAGATAATTTTTTTAAAAAGTTTATTGATTGTAAAAAATCGTCATCCTCATTGTCGTTATTTATTTTGGTAATATTTTTTTTTGAAATAGTTGAGTTCGTATCAATCGTGATTGGCAAATTAGTTAGTGTATCAATCATTGGTTCGTTATTGTTATTTGCATTATCAATTGTATTAACATTTGAAATATCACGCGATGATACCGCCAAATCATCTTTGTGTGCTCTATGATTTTCAATACGGGCAAGTAATTGTTTTTTTAAAACATTAGATTTAATCGGTAAGTCATTTTTATTTTTTAAAGTTTTATTTTTCGAATTAGATATTTTAAATAATTCGGGTTTTATTTTTAAAAACTTAACTGACATTAAAATATCAAAGGATTAATTTAGTCAATAAATACACGCATTCTAATTATATAAATGTTTTATCAGATCTAAAGAATTATCCGATGATATACTATGTTTAATAAATAATTTTAATCCATTTTCTAAATCTTGTTTAGAAAGAATTGTTTTATGTTCGTCAGATAAAGAAAAAACTCTTCTGGCGTGAACAATTTTAGTTTTTGATAAAAATAATTCAATATCTCTACCATAATGTTTAAAATATTTCAAATTTTCTTTAAAAAATGTTTCGTTAAAAGAATTATTTAATTTTCCAGGAAATTTCTTGTACTTTTTTACAAAAAATTTTAAACAAATCTTGATAGGAATATTGGTCAGTTTTAAAAGTCCAAGGAAATCTAGAACGAAGGCCTGAATTAAACCTAAAAAAACAATTATTTAATTCATTTTCATAACCAGCGATTATAACCATAATATTATCTTTATGATTACTTAGAGCTTCACATAAAGTATCTAAACATTCTTTCGCAAATGAATCAGATAAATCTGGATTACCTAATGAATACGCTTCATCAATAAATAAAACTCCACCGAGCGAGTTTTCAATAACGCTGGTGGTCTTCATGGCTGTTTGTCCAAGATATCCAGCAATTAAATCCGACCGAATTACTTTAGTAAATGTTCCTTTAGATAATATACCTAACTTACAAAAAATATCACCAATAATTTTAGCAACTTCAGTTTTTCCGGTACCAGGAGGTCCACATAATACGGTATGCATATATTCCATATTATTAATTGTATGAAATTGTTGTATATAAAATAATATTTGATGAAGTATATCTTGTTTTAGTTCGTGCATTCCAATTAGACCATCTAAATCCATAAGTGGTTGACGTATTTGTTTAACTAAACTCAATTTATGATGTTCTTGAACATTCGAAATATTACTATAATTATTACAAATGGATATTAGGTCAGCAATAGAGTTAATATCAATATTAATAGTATAAGGAACTTTCGTAATTATTAATTGTTTTGATTCGAGAGATTTAACTGCGATATCAATATAAGGGTCTGTTTGTATTATATCGTAAATATTATTATAATTTATAATTAAATTGTAAATTTGTTTTTTGGTTAATGGACGAAAAATATTGTTTAAAATATAATCTGGTTGTATATAATTATTTCTATTATCTAAGTTTTTTATAATATTACTCATTATAGTAATTATAAAATATTATTTATTATAATTTAATAATATAATTTAAAAATAAATTGAAATAAATTAAAATAATAAATAAATTATACTGCGATATTATGAATGATGACCTGGAATCCGATTTTCAGTGGACACTTATTAATTCTCATTTTTCAAAAGAACATTTAAAACAATTGGTAAGACATCAAATCGAATCATATAATGATTTTATTGAGCGTCAAATTTCAAATACTATTAGTATGTTTAATCCAGTAAATATTCATTCCGAGCATGATTATGATAAAGCAAGTGATAAATATAGATTAGAAATAAATATTACATTTGATAATTTTGGATTACATCGTCCTCAAATTTATGAAAATAATGGGGCAACCAAATTAATGCTACCACAGGAAGCTAGATTAAGAAACTTTACATACGCGTCTAATTCAACCATAACTATGAATGTTAAATATATAATTAGAAACGGAAATAATCTAAATGATATTCATACATTTTATAAAAGTTTTCCAAATATTTATATTGGTAAGATTCCAATTATGTTAAGGTCAAATGTATGTCTACTCACTCATTACAAGCACGTAATGAGTGAAATTAGTGGAGAATGTAAAATGGACCCAGGTGGATATTTTATAATTAATGGTTCTGAAAAAACTGTTTTGGGACAGGAACGTGCCGCTGAAAATATAATTTATTGTTTTAATATACTAAAAAATAATAGTAAATGGAGTTACATTGCGGAAATTAAATCTGTGCCAGATTGGAAATCGATATCTCCAAAACAGATTTCAATTATGATTTCACAAAAAAATAATGGATATGGTTATGGTTTATATATTCAAATTCCAAGATTAAAACAACCAATCCCATTATTTGTTTTATTTCGTGCTCTAGGTATAATTTCAGACAAAGATATCTGTACAAAAATAGTTTTAGATATAAATGTAGAAAATAATCAATTATATATTGATAAATTAAAAGGTTCCATAGTTGATAGTAGTTCTTATATGACACAAGAAATTGGATTAAAATTTATAGCTGCTCTTGTAACTTACACGCCTTTAAATCTAGATAAAGAAACCGGATATTTCAAAAAACAACAATTTGCGTTAGATATATTAAATAATGATTTATTTCCACATTGTCGTTCAAAAGAAGAACAAATATATTTTTTAGGATATATGACATTACAGTTGTTAAAATGTTCGAGCGGTGTCATACCTTGCGCTGACCGAGATTGTTATATAAATAAAAGAATTGACACCACCGGTGTATTACTAAATAATTTATTTAGAAATTATTTTAATAAATTAGTAAAGGATATGCAAAAACAAATTATTAAAGAGATTAATAATGGGTCGTGGAAGTCAAATGAGGATTATGAAAGTATTATTACATTAACAAATATTTATAAAATTGTTAAATCGACCACTATTGAAAATGGGTTCAAAAAAGCATTAGCAACTGGTGATTTTGGTATTAAACAAATCAATAGTAATAAAGTTGGTGTAGCTCAAGTTTTAAGTAGATTAACATATCTATCAAGTTTAAGTCATTTGCGTCGTATAAATACGCCAATCGATAAAAGTGGTAAATTAATTCCACCTCGTAAATTACATAATTCAACCTGGGGTTATCTATGTCCTGCCGAAACACCTGAAGGTGGTTCAGTTGGTGTGGTAAAAAACTTAAGTTATTTGACCAATCTAACAATTGAATCTGATAGTCAACCGATACGAGAATATATTAAAAAATATATAATCAATTTAAGTGACCAACCAAATCTATATAATTTTACAAAAGTATTTTTAAATGGTGCATGGGTAGGTATTAGTCAGAACCCATTAGATTTATACAAAGTATTAAAAGAAAAAAAATCTAAAGGATTAATCAATATTTACACAAGTATAGTATTTGATTATAAATATAAAGAAATTATTATATGCAATGATGCCGGTCGATTAGTAAGACCATTGTTAAAAGTACTAAATAATAATATTTTATTAACACAAAATATTATTGATAATTTAAAAAATGGTGAGTTAGATTGGATTGATTTATTGACTGATTGTAAAATTGAGAGTTCAGTAATTGAGTATATTGACCCACGAGAACAAAATAGTAGTTTAATTGCTATGAATATAAAAAAATTACATGATTCCGATAGTAATTTTAAATATAATTATACTCATTGTGAAATTCATCCAAGCACAATATTTGGAATTTTAGCGAGTTGTATTCCATTTCCAGAACATAATCAGGCTCCGCGTTTAACATATCAATGTGCTATGGGTAAACAAGCAATGGGTATTTATGTAACAAATTATACTATTAGAATGGACAAAACCGCTTATGTTCATACTTATGGAATGAGACCATTAGTTGATACTCGTCTTATGAATTTATTAAACTTAAATCAAATTCCATCTGGTGCTCAAGTAATAGTAGCTATCATGACGCATACTGGTTATAATCAAGAAGATAGTCTTTTATTTAATAAAAGCGCAATTGAAAGAGGATTATTTCAAGCAACCATTTATCATACTGAAAAAGATGAAGATAAAAAAATACATGG